CTTCAAGTTCTACCGACTTTGATTTAGATGTAGCTGAGTACATTGAAGAAGCTTATGAAAGATGTGGCTTAGAGACAAGGACTGGCTACGATTTGCAAACTGCAAAGCGTTCTTTAAATATAATGCTTGCTGAGTGGGCAAATCGTGGCTTAAATCAATGGACAATTGAACAAAGAACACAAGCTGTTACAGCAAATGATTCTGAATATTCACTTGGAACAGATTTGATTGATATATTGTCTTTAGTTGTAAGAAGAAGTGGTACAGATTTTACTATGACAAGAATTAGTAGAGATGCTTTTTTAAATTTACCTAACAAAACATCCACTGGTAGACCAACGCAATATTTTTTAGATAGGCAAATAACTCCAAATTTAAAACTTTTTCCAACACCAGAAAATAGCACTGATGTTATACATTATGACGCTTTGACAAGAATACAAGATGCAGATGCACAAGTTAATACGATGGAAATACCTTTTAGGTTTATACCTTGCCTTACAGCAGGTTTAGCTTATTATATAGCTATGAAAAAAGCACCAGATAGAATACAACTTCTTAAAACAGTTTACGAAGAAGAGTTTGACAGAGCTATGGCAGAAGATAGAGATAGATCTGCATTTAATGTAGTTCCTAAACTGGATTATTATAGGGTTTAGTATGGCTTTTGCTACTGGAAAATACGCTTACAGAATATCAGATAGATCAGGATTTAGGTATCGTCTTAAAGATACTAGAAAAGAATGGAATGGCTCTATTGTTGGAAAAGATGAGTATGAAGAAAAACATCCACAATTAGAGCCGTTAAGAACAAGAGCTGATGCAGAAGCTATAAGAGAAGCTCGACCTGATCGAGATGAAACTGCTGTTCCAAATTTACTTCCTTTAAATGCTTTTTCAACTACAGCAAGTTCACAAACAGTTTCTGTTAATGAACCAAATCATGGCAGATCAACAAGTGATACTGTTCGTTTTAGAGATGTTGTAAGTGTTGGTGGCATTGCATCATCAACGATTAATTCGTCATCTGGTTTTTCAATTACAGTGATAGACACGAACAATTATTCGTTTCTGGCAGGTGCAACTGCTAGTTTTGTACAGAAAGGTGGTGGAGGGTTCGCAAGTGCTGGACCAGTCACTATAACAAATTAATGAGTTTTACTTTAGCAACATTAAAAACAGCGATTCAAGATTATGTAGATAATTCAGAAACTACATTTGTAAATAATTTAGATAATTTTATTAAAGGTGCAGAAAACAAAATATTTGAAACTGTCGACTTAGAAATTTTTAGAAAAAATGTTACGAGCACTTTAACATCATCTGATCAATTTCTAACAGTTCCGAATGATTATTTAGCATCTTTTTCATTGCAAATTACAACATCTGGATCAGAAAGTTTTTTACTGCCAAAAGATGTTAATTTTTTAAGAGAGTACACTCCAGCATCTACAACCACTGGACTTCCTAAATATTATGCTAGATTTGATCAAAATAATTTTATGTTAGCACCAACTCCGAATAGCAATTATACAATAGAACTTCATTATTATTACAGACCAACAAGTTTAACTGCTGGAGCAGATAGCGGAACTACATGGTTAAGTACAAATGCACCTTTTACTTTATTATATGGTTCAATAGTTGAGTCTTATGCTTTTATGAAAGGTGAGGCAGACACCATTGCAAATTATACAAATTTATTTATGGCAAGTTTACAAAGATTAAAAGATTTAGGCGAAGCAAGAGAAAACACAGATGGATATAGAGTTGGTCTACCATCAAGACCGAGAACATAGGAGTAGAACATGGCAACAGCAAACGCAGCAACCACCTTTTTAGAGAATAGGCTTTTAAGTTTAATCTTTAAAAATAATGCAGCATCATTTAGTACACCTGGAGATAATATCTTTGTTGGATTAGCCACGGCAGTATCTAACTTTAATGATACAACAGGTGAATCTGGAGATCCCACGATAACAGAAGCAACTTTTACTAATTATGCAAGACAGCAAGTCGCAGCTTCTGGCTGGACATTAACCACAGAATCTGCAAACACGCAAAGTTGTACTAACGCATCTAATATTGAGTTTCCAGCATCTGGAGGCACAAACAATACAATTACTCATGTTTTTGTAGCAACCCATGTAAGTAACTCATTAGATGTTGTAGGCTCTGGTGGTAACGTACTATTTATAGGAGCTTTAGATGCAAGCAAGGCTATAGCTAGTGGAGATATATTTAGAATAAATGCAGGTAACTTAACAATAGAGCTTAAATAATGGCATTAGTATTAAACGACAGAGTAAAAGAAACTACAACCACAACGGGCACTGGAGCCTTAACTTTAGCTGGTGCAGTAACTGGATTTGAAACTTTTGGTACAGGCGTTGGTAATTCTAACACAACATACTATGCAGTAACATTACCAGGTTCTGCTGAGTTTGAAGTCGGTTTAGGAACTTTGAATAGTGATTCAAGTACAATAACGAGGACAACAGTAATAAGTAGTTCTAATAGTGATAATGCAGTAGACTTTAGTGCAGGAACCAAAACTATATTCTGTACATTACCAGCATCAAAGACTGTGTTTTTAGATGCTAGTGGTAATGCAACATTAGGTGCAGATTTATCTGTTGGAGATGATCTTACTGTAGAGGGCGGTGTAATTTCTTTTAGATCAAACAGTGGATCACCAGCATCTTTAAGAATGTATTGTGAGGTTTCAAATGCTCACTTTCAAACATTACAACCACAGCCACACGCTGCAAGTGCAGCTAACACATTAAGGCTTCCTAATAGTGGAGATAGTGGCACACAAGATTTAGTCGCTGTAGACATAACACAAACACTAACAAATAAAACATTAACGACCCCAACTATCACAACACCAGTAGTAAACGCTGGAATACAATTAAAGAATGGTGCAACAAGTGCGGGTTTTGCAGAGTTTTTTGAAGATAGTGATAATGGCACAAACAAAGTAACTTTGATAGGACCAGCTTCCACGGCAGATGTTACAGTTACATTGCCTGCTTCTGCTGGAACTGTAGCTTTAACATCTGATATTCCTAGTTCTGGTATATCAAATGGTAATGTAGCAACTTTTACATCTGGAGTTGCAGATAACGATTTTTTAAGAGTTGACGGCACATCTGTTGAAGGTAGATCTGCAAGTGAGGTTTTATCTGATATAGGAGGTCAAGCATCATTGACATTTGGCATATCAAACACAAATGCAGTTAAAATAGATAGTGCAAGTGTGGCAGATGATGAGTTTGCAAGATTTACTGCAAATGGATTAGAGAGTAGAAGTGCATCAGAAGTTAGGTCAGATATAGGATTAGGTACAGCAGCAACACTTGCAGTTGGCATATCAAACACAAACGTAGCACAATTTGGATCTGGGGTAGCCGATAATGACTTCTTACGAGTTGATGGAACAACAATAGAAGGTAGAAGTGCAAGTGAACTTGCTAGTGATATTGGTGCTGCAACAACGGCAGATATAATAAGTTTATCGATAGCGTTAGGATAATGATATGGCAAATACATTTAAGTTAGCAAGTAAAGCAGGAGTAACAAGTGCAGATGTAATCTACACAGTAGCTAGTAGCACAACAACCATTGTCTTAGGCTTGATGATAGGTAACACAACAACAAGTCAAATCACAGTTACAGTAAGTCTAGTTTCTGATACTGGTAATAGAACAAATGCAAATGACGAAGCTAATCAGACAGTAGAACTTGTAACCAATGCACCTGTGCCAGCAGGATCATCGTTAGAACTTTTAGCAGGTAACAAAGTTGTGATGGAGGCTACAGATAATATAACAGTAACAGCTACTGGTGCGGCAGATGTTGCTTTATCTATATTGGAGATTACCTAATGCCTTTTATCGGTAATGACATATCAAGAGCTTTTGAGAGCTTACCAACAAGACAAGAGTTTAGTGGTGATGGCAGTACAACAACATTTACATTGAATCAAACTGTAAGTTCAGAACAAGATATTGTTGTATCTGTAGATGGTGTGGTGCAAGAGCCAACTGGAGCTTATACA